CTTGCCGAACACGGCGGACTGCAAAATTGTCTCGTCGTAGGCTACGACAGCGACGGCGATCTGTTCATCAGGTCTTCCAGGATGGATCGGAAACTCGCGCTGTGGCTTGCAGAGCAATTGAAGGTCTACGCACTCACATGACTGAACGAACGACGACATACTGGCACGGAGGGCGCCCCGGAATTCAGCGCGGAGCATACCTGCTACCGCCAAGCGTTACGAAGGTGCCATCGTGCTCTGAGTTTGGCGCAGCCGGAGTACATCGGCGCGATCGGGTGTATGTGACGACGCAACGCCTGCTAAGGTCCAGATTGGGTGAATCCCCCTGTTTGGACAAAGCGTCAAAAAGTTTTCGGACCGGAACCTGATTGCGGAGATATGGCCGCATTTTCAATTGGTTTTTAACCAGCAGGAGTAGACACATGGCAAAACAATTTGCACTTATCGAAGAAATCTTAGTGGAGAATAGGCAACGCAAGGCCTTCTCCGAAACAGCTAGTCAGGACTTGCAGCAGTCCATTCGCAATATCGGATTGCTGCACGCAGTGGTTCTGGAGGACACGCCAGATGGTTTGATCCTGCGAGCTGGCGAGCGCAGACTTCGTGCGGTAGCAGACCTCGCTGCATTCGGAGTCTCCATCCGGTATGACGGGAATGAAGTCGATCTCGGCTACATCCCGTATACCAGCTGGGAAGACCTCACTGACTATCAGAGACTCCAGATCGAGGTCGATGAGAATAATCAACGGCTGCAATTCACCTGGCAGGAATCTGCGGTGGCTATGGCCAAACTAGCCGAACTGCGCAAATTGCAAGCGGAGGCCGGGGAGATCGAGCCACCTACGGCCATGACACTGGCCGCGGAGGTCTATGTCCAGAATCCTGAGAAGGCGATGCACCCAACAGCTGCCCTGGCCAAGACCAAGGCGGAATTGATTCTGGCGAGACACATGCACGTACCTGAAGTAGCCAAAGCTAAGACAGCGAAGGAAGCTCTCCTCGTCCTCAAGACAAAAGAACGGGCGGAGCAGAACAAGATGCTGGCTGAGAAAGCGGCGGGTGTGCCAAAGTCATCGAAGTTTCAGCTATACCATGCTGAATCCGGAGAGTGGGCAAGGCACCAAGAAGCTGGGCAGTTTGATGTGATTCTCACGGATCCTCCGTATGGAGTTGGAGCGGATACCTTTGGGACTGTAGGAGAGGGAACTGCTACAGCCCACGGGTATGAGGATTCTACAGAGACCCTGCTTAAGATCATGCAATGGTTCCCCCGGGAGTCCTTCCGACTGGCAAAGGAACAGGCACACCTTTACCTATTCTGTGACATCAAGTGGTTCTTTGAGTGGAAGGCCACTCTAGAAGATGCGGGATGGGTAGTCTTCAACTACCCGCTTATCTGGGTTAAGCCCACTGGCTTCCGCACCCCGTGGATTGACAGCGGACCTCAGCGCAAATATGAGACAATCATCTATGCGAAGAAGGGTGACAAGAAAGTTAACATGATTGCACCAGATGTAATAACATTGCAGGCAACCGGGCCAGGCGTTGGACATCCAGCAGCCAAGCCTCCCGCTCTATTCAATGAACTTCTCCGCAGGTCTGTCAGGCCTGGAGATAAGGTGCTCGACCTGTTCTGCGGTACCGGACCAATCTTCTCTGCAGCACACCAGCAATCTTGCTTCGCGGTGGGAGTGGAGTTGCAGGAGCATTTCTACGGAGAGTCCCTGAGAACTATCAACGATCTGGAGGCGTGATGTGGGGGAGTTAAACGAGTGGAAATACATCATCATTGAGAAACTGGTGGTGTGTGGTATCCTGCGGAAGGAACATGAGACGAACCCGCGACTGGCTGTAGATGACTTGTTGGCCTGGGAAGTGAGTGTGGCACTTGACCCAGTCGTTAGTGATGATGCTCGGAGATTGCTGTACACCACACCTCCGGCAGACCTTCCTTTTGAGGAGCAGATTGTATGAGTGGAATTCTAGGAACAGGGCCAGCAGACGCACGCATCATGATCGTAGGTAACTGCTATTCCGACGAAGACTCCCGTTTGTGCGCTCCGTTTCAGGGAGCCGCGGGTGCGGAGCTAGATCGTATGCTGAAAGATGCCGGGATTCGTCGGAGTGAGTGTTACCTGACAAACGTCATCAACGGAGTTCCAGGCTTTCGTGCACTCGACGGATTCATAGCTTTCACAAAGAAGGAGATCACAGCCCAGCACACAGAACTCCGAGGGAAGTTTGTCCTCCCCCCGCTTGTCCAAGGCTACAACAGGCTGATGAAAGAGATCGAACTTGTGAAGCCCAATGTCATTGTTGCTCTCGACACCATCCCGACGTGGCTGCTTACTGGAGCTTGGTCTGTGGCTAAGTGGAGGGGGAGTCACCTTCGTCTGGCGTATGGACCGCAGCCAGCTCCACCAGGCAACGGGATTGATCCTGCACCGAAGGTCATACCCACTTATCCACCAAGCTGGGTGCTGGCACAGTGGCATCTACGAGTCCAGGTCGTGGAGGATCTGAAGAGGGTTCGCAGGGAAGCATCGAGTCGGATGTATCTCAACCTCCCAGATTGGAAATTCAAACTGCGCCCATCGCTTGAGGATGTAACTCATACATGCAATACGCTGTTACACCGACTCAACCAAGCGCACGAACCAGTGTGGATTGAACTAGACTTGGAGACTCGCGCAGGACACATTGCTTGTCTCGGAATGTCTTGGTCGACAGAAGACGCCATTTGCATCCCATTCATGTGCGTGGAGCGTATCCGTGGCTACTGGACTCCGTGGGAAGAGGCTAGAGTAATCTGGCTTCTGCATAAGGTGCTCACCCACCCGAAGGTTGCTGTTCGCTGGCAGAATGGTCTGTACGATGCACAGTATATCTGGCGCCACTGGCACTTCGTTCCGAATGGAAAGCAGGATACAATGATCTCCCACCACACTGCGTTTGTGTCTCTCCCAAAATCACTCGCAATGCAGTCATCACTCTACAGTCCGCACTACGTCTATTGGAAAGATGACGGTAAGACCTGGGAGCCGAACCAGCCGGAGGAGAAGTTGTGGGAGTACAACTGCATTGACTGTGTGCGGACACGGGAAGTAGGGGAGGCTGAACTCCAAATTCTGGAAGACCTAAAACTCCAGAAAGTCGAGGCATTCCAGCAGAAACTTTTCTGGCCGGTGTTGCGAGCAATGCAGCTTGGCGTCCGGGTGGATGAAGATCAGAGGAAGAAACTCAACACAGAAATCCAGCATGAGATAGCTGTGAGGGAAGACTGGCTGTGCACTATCTTGCGTAGTGACATTAACCTCAATTCCAGCGTCCAGATGCAAGACCTGTTCTACCAGCGACTCGGGCAGCCAAAGGTAATGTCTAGGCCGAAGAAAGGACAGACCCCTCACGTGTCCTGCGATGATGAAGCTCTAAATACAATAGCCACACGCGAACCACTGCTCCGCCCTATCATCAACGCTATAGCAGACATTCGCACACTGCAAGTCCTGATTCGGACCTTCATCAATGCACGAGTCGATGCGGACGGGCGGATGCGAAGTTCATTCAACATCGCTGGAGATGCCGATGCCAAGTCAGCTCCATACACCTATCGCTTAAGTTCATCTACAAATGCGTTTGGAGGTGGATGTAACTTCCAGAACATTCCATCGGACAAGTCCAAGGCAGCTGGTAAGGCTGCGGCTAGGGGGAAGACCTTCACCTTCCCAAACATGCGCTCGATGTATGTGCCTGACCCGGGCTACACCATGTTCGACATGGACTTGGACCGAGCCGATCTGCAGGTCGTGGTGTGGGAAGCAGATGATCAGATGCTCAAAGCCGCACTTCGAATGGGGGCTGACATTCACCTGCTTAACGCCTATGCACTGGAAGGGAAGAGTCCCCCACCATTGGAGGAGCTGGTCGAGATTCATCCGAAGTACATCGAACATCGAGGACCGCGCAAGCACAAGCGGGAATTTGCGAAGGTATTTTGCCATGCTACAAATTACGGTGGAAGTGCTCGCACCATTGCAGCTGCTACAGGTAACACCATAGCTGAAGTAGATCGGGCGCAACGTATCTGGTTTGCCAGTCACCCTGGAATCAAGAAGTGGCATGATCGTACATTGGAGCAGATACAGCGCTTCCGTTTTGTGGAGAATAAGTTCGGGTATCGCTGGCATATCTTTGACAGACTGGATAGGGCTTTGCCACAAGCACTGGCCTGGATTCCACAGTCAACTGTTGGGTGTTACATCAACAGGATTTGGGTCGCAATCTACGATAACATACCGGATGTGCAGGTACTGATCCAGGTGCATGACTCCCTGGTCGGTCAGTTCCCGACGCACATGGCAGCGGAGTGCAAGCAGCGTATAGCCAAAGTGAGCCGAATTGTGATTCCATATGATGATCCACTGATCATTCCAACCGGGATGAAGACTAGCGAAGTTAGCTGGGGAGCCTGTGTATGAGCACGAGTATGTGGACTATGAAACCTAAGATCTGGAAAGAAGGTCAATGGTGGTTTTGCTCTTACTACAAGCAAAGACTGAGAAATCTAACCTGCGATGGAGATACTGGAAGAGGTTTCACACCTTTTATAGCGTGGTATAATTGGAAGTACAGGACATATAATGCCAGCTAAACGACACTTCCCTTCCTGGCTCGAAGCGTATGTCAATTTCGCAGCTCACACCGAGGCCCCACGCCTGATGCATTTCTGGGCAGGTGTGTGGGCATTAGCAGGCGTCTTACGCAAGCGGGTCTGGATGGATCAAGTGGCTTTCAGGTGGGTCCCAAACTTCTTCATTGTGTTTGTTGCTCCACCTGGAGTCGTATCAAAATCAACCACCGCAGGATTTGCAGAGTCGTTCCTGCGCAATGTACCTGGAATTAAGTTTGGCCCGGACATTGTAACCTGGCAATCACTCATCACTTCTTTTGCCTCTAACTGTGAAACTTTCGAGTACAATGGCGAGCACTATCCAATGTCACCGATCAATCTGTGCGCATCTGAGTTCGGAAACCTTGTAGATTTCAGGAACAACGAGATGGTCAATATGTTCATCGATCTCTGGGACGGTCGCAAAGCACTTATCAAGAATACTAAGAACAGTGGTAATGACATTGTGGATAGTCCCTGGGTCAATATGCTCGCATGCACTACGCCAAACTGGATTGCAAACAACATGCACGCAGGGATTGTCGGCGGAGGTTTCACAGCTAGGTGCATCTTCATCTATGCGGATACCAAGGAACGTTTCATTGCCTATCCAAAGTATAACTTTCCTGAGCAACGAGACAACACTATTTTGAAACTTCAACAAGATCTAGAACATATTGCCATAACACTTTGTGGGGAGTATGAACTCAATGCAGCTGCACGTACCTGGGGAGAACGTTGGTACGAACAACACTGGAAGTCAGTATCCAACGGCTGGAGGGAAGAGTGGCTGTCAGTCTATATGGCAAGGAAACAAACTCACCTGCACAAACTCGCAATGGTCTTGGCAGCTTCGCAACGAGATGAACTACTGATAACAGAGACAGACCTGAAACTAGCTGACGTTTTGCTTGAATCTACGGAAAAAGGTTATGCTAAAGTATTCGCACATGTCGGGAAAACGACAGAGGCAGTTGAAGCCGACAAGCTACTCGACTATATTAAGTCAATGGGCGAAGCAACGTATCCGAAAGCTTTCAAGATCTTGCACAACGCATTCCCGCAAGCAAGGGATTTGGAAGGAGCGATAACCGGACTCATACGAGCCGGCTGGGTGAACCTCGAGCAACGGGGTTCTGATATGTACTTAGTATATACTGGAGATGATGATGCAGGAAAAACCGATGATTGAGGATGTGTTTAATCCGAAGCAAGACTCTATACCTGAAGAACGGATTCCGCGAGTAGAAGACTTATTAAGAGAAGTATTTGCCATTTTGAAAGAACGTGGAAAAGTTTATGACACCTCTGGAGAATCTGGTTGCGAACGCAGCATGGAAAAGACTGTAGCTCTATTCAACCTGCGAACCGGTCACAACCTTACCGAGGCCCAAGGCTGGATATTCATGGGATATCTGAAAGATGTACGACAGGATGCAGCTGGGGGGAAGCATCGTGACTCAGCTGTCGATAAAGTGAGCTATGCTTTGTTGGAGGCTGAGGCAAGGTTTCGGGCTAGGATGAACACGGAATGAATGCATTACATGAACACGAAACAACCGATCATCCACAAGTAACAGACCTGTCAATACTGCTCGGACTAGCCCCTGCCATAAAGCACACTCCACCAGCTAAACCCAAAGTCCTTTGCGAAGAAGACCTGCCTAAAGGGCGTGTATGGTTTAGCGGAACAAGTTGGATTTTCAATGTATGCTTTAAAGGTGTTCGATTAGAAAAAGCCGGTCATAAGACGGCGGAAGAAGCAGAAGCTGCTAAAAGCGCCTACCTGCAAAGACGCCTCAAGCAGCTTCAAAGTGCGGGCCAGTGATGGCCCGTTTTTTATTAATCAAGCCATCCAGCAAACCTATGCTTAGGAGTTGATTCCGGAGCAAGTGACCTCTCCATCCCGGTCTCCCAAAGTAGAGTTCCTAGAGTCTGAAACTCCGCATCGACAATGGCGTGGATATACTGATCACCTACTGGAATTGAAAGACCAGCAACAGTGTTTGTCAACACGACAGATTGACTAGGGAACTCCTCTCCATCTGCAGGAATGCAGATTATTTCTTTATAACTCATTTACCGGTCCCTCCAAGATCTTTAGGCTTTTCAAGTTTTGGCGGCTTTCCTTCTTTAATCAATTCAGCAGAAGTTTTCGACGTTTCACCGGGCTTGCGAAAAACCGTTGTCCCGTCTGGTTTGGATTCCACCAGCTTTTCCTTAATGACAATTGATTTATTCTCGTCGTTAAATTCTACCTTTAGATCTTTTCCGCTTTTACCGCGGAAAATTACACCAGGAGAAAGAAGAGTAAAGTTGGTAGCAATTGCAATTATCTTGTTCATGCCGTCACCGCCCGAAGTTCTGCATCAGTCATTGCATAGTTGTAGATGGCTGCGTTTTTGAAAAAGCCCGCAGCACTCGATCCTACCTCAATACTGGATAGTCCCATTCCGCCGTCGTAAGTTCCAGGTGTTCCAATAACTCCGCCAGAAGAAACAGTCATAGCACTACCGCCCCATCTAAAAGCCAACTTCTCTGACGATCCAGGAGTTCCAGAAGGACCGTTTGCTGAATTGGTTCCATCATACGCAGTAGCTCCAGAATTGGATGTCGATAGCAAGAGTCCGTTTGTCGCGCTACCTATTGCACCACCAGAATAAGCAAGAGGAGCCACTTCAACAAACGCAGTTCCAGCCGTGTCTGACCAGTTGCTTGCGGTCTGGTAGGTCAACGAATCTGAATTCCTCGTAACTGTCGCAGTCGTAGTAACAATCGGACTGGTTGCTACACTTCCAGCTTCATTCTGCACGCAATCCACATCGATCGCATCGCCGCTCGTGCTGATCTTGAAACCAACCGATGGATTAGCCAGCGTTGATGTTATCTGCACTATCGACCATGTACTACTGTTGATTTGCGCAGTAATATCAGTCCAGTTAGTGCCATCCTGCGTGAAGGAAATAGTCCCGGTTCCAGTCCTGCGCTTGACATAAGCCGAGGCACAACGTGCTGCAGAAGCCAGTGTGATCGGCTGCAGGATGATGGCGTCTGCTGCGGTGGCTGTTAGAGTTGTTGCTGTGTTGGCTATGCCGTCTAGGCCGGTGGCTGTCTTGGCCGCAGTGATATTCGTCTTGGTCGACCACGCTGCATTGCTCAGATCTCTGGAGTGCAGCAGATTATTCGTCGCCGACGCTTCTCTCCTGAACCCGAGAAGATTCGCCGCTGGTATAGGCGCACCTTGCCAGTCGGTCTCGAAGTACTTAGCACCGTCGATACCTGCGCCGTCGTATACATAAGACCCACCAACAACCGTATAATCGTTTAGGGTAGAACCGTAATTATATTGTGGGTAACAAACTTCAATTATATCTCCGGTTGTCCATGTTGCAGTACTAATAGTAATGTCAATAAATTTAACGGAAGCAGAGGCGTGAGAGATGTCAGCAAGTTGTATTTTCTGCCATACGGCAGTAGTATCAAACACTGCTGATCCTGCGTCGTTTAGGTCCAGGGTGATTTGTGTTCCAGACCCCGAAATTTTTCTTACCCAGATAGCCCCGGAAATTTTTGCTCCAGATGTAACTGTCCCAGACCCTTGTATTCTCAACCCTGTTGTGGATACCCCAACAGTTACCCGACAAACATTTATTTGGTTTCCGTCAGGCCCATCTGTAATAACGGCCGTTTTAGTGCCAATACCTCCGATCATTGTCCAAGAAGCGTTACTTGGATCTTCTGTATTAATTATTTCGTTACGAGAGACCCCGACTGAGACATACTCGGGGACGTAGGAGGCGTTGTAGCCGGTGACATCTACTAGCTGAGCTCTCCATATAATGAAGGTTTGACCAGCAGCTTTTGACGTACTCACGTTTCCGTCAGACGCAGTACCCCATATTTGCACAGTAGAAACTGTGACTCCTGGCGCTAGTATAGTCAAATCAACCACGCCGGGAGATACAATAGTACGCGATAGCGTTGCTCCCGGGATGATATTTGATACTGTGTCAGTATCAAAATCGTAAAACGGTATTTTATCGGCGGTAATATACTGCCCAACTCTTATGCCAACGTACCTATGATTTCCCTTACTAAACCTTACAGTCGCGCACATCGTTGCACCAACTATGGCAACATGTTCGTTTATACCCAGAGAATAAGTACCTCCAGTACCAGTAACTGTGTAAGAACCGTTTCCGTTGTCAGTTTTTGTAGCTGCGCTGGTTGACCAAGTTGCTGCGCTGAATAATTCAGATTTTGAGAATAGATTCCGCACCAACCTCGCCCCGCCGAAGAACGCGCAGCCTGACGATAGCTCCTTCAGATACCCGAGCTCGTTGAATCCCCAAGATTTTGTAGCGCGAGTGAAAGTCGGCGACCCTGTTCCTCTACTTAAAAGTAATGAAGCTTGTAAAGGGGCGTGTAACAGGCAGGAAGACGTATTGAGGACATTGTGTATAGAACTTTCCGAAGATGCGACCCAAGATACACCTTTTTCGCTTCCAGCATCTCGTGTGATAGTCATAGAAATCTCCTTATTGAATGATCTTTAAAGTAGCAGATCCTGAGGTGTACGATGAACAGGTTAGTCGCACAGCTCTGACTGGAAAATCATAGTTGCTGTCAGTGCTTGCTGTAATACCCGACAACACTGAATGGGTAAAGACAGTTGGACTGGGATCAGTCTGGATGTTGTCGAAAGTATGCTCTACTTTATAGGAGCCAGTTCCAGTGATCTCTAGACATAAGCTAACTTTAAAATCGCCCCCCTTAATGTTAAGAGGAATCCAGTTAGAGCTGGTAGCGGATGATACGGTTACACTTGTTTCCATTTGAAACTCCTTGATTATTTCAGATGCTCTTTAATCCACAGAAAAGCTGCCGCAACAGCAGCCACAATCGGCACGAAAAATTTGAAAACAGTTACCATGAACTTACTCCCCTTGTACAACTCGAGAAGTTCATTTACTAATTCCTTGGTCTCTTTTGTCTCAGCCAGATGCACAATGAGTTCATTGTGGAATTGCAGTAACAGGTCGTCTTGGCGATCAAGCCGCTTTGTTACTTCCTCCGCCAAGGTTATCATGGACTGACGACGCTCTCTACCGTTCCAGCATGTTTGACCAGATTGTCCTGGAATTTCCAATATATGGCTGAATACTGGAGGAATTGAATTTGGATTGCTCATTATTGTTCCTGTTAGTTAGAGTTCGCAGTTAAGATAAACAGTGTGAATGCCATTATCTCCAGCACCATTCACCTTAATCACCAAAGCATCGGCAGTAGTCCCGGTTGTAGTAAAGGCTGCGGCATCCCCGAGTGTTACTGTAGGAATGTCACGCATGTGGATTGGAACGCTTATCTCGGAAGTTGTCAGGTACAAATCCATTTGCTGGTAGTAGCGGTTGCACTCTTGGCGGGTGACTGCACGAGACTTTGGACAAAGCATGATTCCGTCCGCATGTGGAGAACTTCCTTGATCTACAACTACGAAACTATCAAGGTACACCTCATCGTCGATGGCAGACGACGTACTGTCAAAACTGACCGCAACTTCAAAAGCAATCTGCTTTATGGAGGCTCCAAAAGTAAAGGGGAACGCTCCAGTTACGTCACTATCCATAGCCAGCGCCAAACCGGTCCAAGAACCCGCCAGATAACTGGCGAGACTTTCATCAACTCCTGTTCCTGTGTAAACTGAAAAGACTACCGAAATAACGTTTGCCCCTGTCTTTACGCCGAATTGTACCCATAAAGTTTTGTCCTTTCCGGCATACTTCAAACTGTCTTCCGTGTCAAGGATTTGAACCAAGCGTACTGCACCTGTGTTTGTCCCGGCAGTACGTTTTATAGTGATGCTGGTACTGTCGTGGCCAGTGTCGATCAGTGTTTTGAAGTCCGTAGATGGAGCTACTCCGTACCACCGACGAGCATGCTGAGTGTATGGAGCTGTAGTGGCGAAAACAACATCGTCCTGAACAGTGTATTCACGTTCTTGGAAATAGCTGTTATGGACAATGTTATTACCAGGAGATGGTAGTCCACTAATAGCTGAGATGGAATTAAAGGCCTGGATGAGTGCTGTCCGCAGTTTATAGAACCAGTCTTGCCAGGAAGCTGAGTTAAACTGATTGATGCCTGGAGGTGGTGGAAGGCTGAAAGACATTATTTGGATCCTTTCTCAGCGGCCCTGCGTAAGCGTTCTGAACGTGCGAGAAGTTTCTGTTCCTGGTTCATCCCATGTACAGGGAAACCAAGCCCGCCGGAGATTGAACGACCTACACGCTCCTCGACAGAAAGGTGAGGCTGAGCAAGAGGACTGGCAGTGAATGGCGCTGCTTTGAGGGCGGCATAAGTTACAGGGGAATGGGGCGACATCGCCATGAAACCAGACCCGTGACGATATGCTGCAATATCTGCGGCCAAGCTGGGCAGGTATCCGAGTTTATTCATGGCGAACTTAACCGGGTCCATGACAGCGTGGACAGCTTCTGCGGAGTGCTTACCCGGCTGGATGGATGTGCCGTCAGTGAATTCGATTCGAGTCGGGTCTTTGTTTTCCCAGATTGGCTTGCCCGTTACTGCATACTGGATTCCGTTGATGAGGGTTATCCACAATGCTGCGGAGCGTAGTGCGTATTGACGGTACAGATCCACTGCATTGGTCGGTTTCAGAAGACCACGGAAACCAGTCTCACTCTTACCAAAGACATTAAATCCTGCACGGAGGGTGGATAGAGCCCAATCAGGTGCGAATGCCAGTATCTGTGCAACACGGCGTCCTTGCGGACTGGCGAATTGGAGAGCCACTGAGCGACCGAGTTCTGTCTTGGCCTCTGTCGCGATGCGGAACCAATCAAGACCTCCCGTTGCGTCGTTGGCAAAGCGAGCAGCTTCAACGTAAATTTCCTGCTTTGATTTGAGTGGATAGCGCGCAGGGTCCTTTGCGTGGAGTTCGGCGTTGTTGCGGGTGAACTTAGCCACGGCGTCTAGGGCTACAGCGGACTTAACACCTGCATGCATGTAGTCCCAAGTAGCATGATCCAGCCATTTATTCACATAATCAACTTTATCGGCAGCTTTGCCCGCTATACGAGTCCCAGTTGTGGTATCGACAAGCCGACCAAGGTCTCCAATAATACTGGTCTTAACGTCATCAGGCACTTCGAGTTTAAGCCCAGCACGAGTCAGTCCGTCGATCTCATCTCCAAGCTTCATTTCATGAAACTTTTTACGTGCAGCGTCAATAACAGTCTTCGGGCGTTTCCAATCTCCAACACGTGGAAGGATATCAGTCCCCATTGCGAGTAAATAGACTTCACCAAGTGACTTGGCGTGGAACAATGAACCAAACACCTGCATCCGTTTCACGGCCATTGAAGCTCCATAGAGGCCGGCAGTGATAATATCCGGGTTGTCATTCTCCATCACAACTTTGAGTGAGTCATACACTTCTGGATGCACAGCCATGTTTTCCAGTTGTGGGTGATTAATGCGACGAAAGCCTGCAGGGAACCTCCCATACTTATCTCGCTTGGCCACATAGGGCAGATCATCCGTACCTTTGGCGGCCTTGAGTGAGTCGAGCAGAACGCGGTCCTCGATAGCTTTCCTCATCGATTTGGCGTAGATATCGAAGATCTCTCCCACATCCTTGGTCTTGAGCTTGAGTCCGCTACCTTCGAGAGCCTGATTGAGTTCTGCAAAGGTATCGTATTTACGCTGACGAGCGAAGCGTGTATTAGGACCGAGGTTTTCGGGGAATGCCTTACCCAAGATCTTGTCAATGAGAGCTTGACGAGCGGAGGGGGTAATTGTGGTTTCCAACTCCACAATACTGGTAATGTAGTTCTGCCGGAGAGACCGAAGTACCTTAGCATCCACAGCATCATTACCGATGCGCGCATTCATCTGATTGATGAAATCATAGACTTCGCGCTCTGCGGGAGCTAGATGGTTTCTGGCGCCTACTTGAATGGCCTCGGAGATTGCTTCGCGTCGTGCAGCGTCCGGGACGAGCTTGTTGATGTCTCGGACAATGTTATGGCGCAGGGTATCCCAGGCAGCCAGATTCCCATTGCGAATGTTGATGAGGGCGTCACCCTCCCTGGCCATCGCTGGTTTGAGGAACTTACGGCCGAGGAGGAGTGCGGAGGCAACTGCAGCACCTTCGATCGGGTGATCCACTTTTCCGCCGAGATAGTAACCAGCTCCAAGGGCAGCCGAGATGCGAACTGCTGTTCCGAAGGCGTCTTGAGGGGAAAGGACTTTGCCGATGGAGCGACCGAGAGTGGGCAGGCGAGTTGCGGCAAGTCCAACGATTCCACCGATGACTGCACCAGCAAGGGTCTCGTCACCGGCTAGGTAACCACCGACTGCAGCGCCAGTAACCATAGCTGCGATTTTACCAGCACGTCCTGTGGGGAGTTTTCCAGTTGAATGCGGGCCTGCTTTACCAACGGTACCGACAGCAGCCAGCGCACCCACCGCTTGCAGATAGTTCTTCACACCCTCTTTTTGCTCGTCTGGCAGAGCGAGATATGTGGCGGTGGCAAGTCCAGTTGCAGCGATGGCGGCGAGCAGACGTGGGTCAGCGTGCCCGTACATCTCGATTGGGCCTTGGCCAGATGCGTCAGTACGACCGCCGAAGGGGCGGGAGATCTCAGTTTTTCCGACACCTATATTAGTAGGCACCTCCCACCACGTATGTCCTTCTGCATCAGTGATTTCCTTCCCACCAAGTTTTTTGAGGTATGAGGTAGTCTCCTTGGCGTAGCGATCGTAGAGGGATTGGTGACCAGGCTGGTTAAAAATAGACTTTCCAGCTTCAAGTTGCGGCAAAATTTGTTTGTAAGTTTCCAGTTCTTTTAGTACAGTCTCTCGTAATTCTGGATGATTACGATAAGCTAACATACCGTCTTCCAAGTACTTAATTCTTTTGCGAATACTTGGAATATCTGCCGGCGAATGACCATCCCACCCCTCAACCTTAGCCACTGTATCCGCACTAGCAAACCGCACAGACTCGTCACCCTTAGCAGCTGCCTCAGCGAGCTTCTCCCGGATGAGCCGGTTCTCGGCGTTTTTGAGAGCTGGTGTGAGAGGGGCGTAGCCAGTAACTTTTATAGCATCTTCAAGTTCTTTGCGCAACTCCGTTACGCTTAAATCCAAACTCTTTCTTCTGGATCTCAGTTCAGAATACTCTGCTATTGGAAAGATGCCACCGTTATCGTCAAAATCATCGAGAATATTTGTAATTTTCTCCGTAATAGCGGCTATTTCAGCTTTTGCAGCGTCTATTTTCTGCGTCAAAGCTTTGACGATACTGCTATCAGGACCTTGCCTACCTAAAGTAGCTTGCGTAGTCTTGTCTCGAAGCAGGCTCATGCTCAGTTCTTGCCAACGCAATTTCTGCTCACGTGTGAGATCTGGACGAGGAGCCTTAGGACGTACTTCAAGTGTAGCAAGTTCTTCCTGAATTGCTATACGTTGCTCAGAAGTCAGTGGTTTCCGCACACCTTGTGCAAGGTCGGACTGAATCTCCATGACATGATCGACACCATTCTCACGAAACTCCCGAGTATGCCCATAGTAGCGAGGATCACCAAAGTGATTCGTGGTGGCAACTTCCATGTGTTCAGGGAACTGCCAGATGATGGTTTTGAGTTGAGCTTCTTCGGTACTCCTGATATTATCATAACCATAATCAGCAAACTGATCGGTTCTTTTCGGCGTTAGCGTATGATCGCCAGTCTTCATACGAAAGTCGGATACCAGCTCCTGCGCAGTAACCTTACGACCCTCCGCTTCCGCCTGAGCAATCGTACCTTCAAGAGCAGTCTTCTCCGCTGCAGGAGTCCCGGGCTTGTTGAGTTCCTGGCGAACTTGTGCGGGGTGGAACTCGGTTTGATTCTGCGGGAGACGGTCAAGGGTTTTAAGCGTGTACTTTCCGCCGGCAAGCATAGGACCGAGGGCAGATTTTGGGAGTCCATCCATCTTACCCTTGGTGGCCAGGACTCCGCCGAGTGCAGCTGCTGCGGTTGCCAGCTCTTTCTGCTGATCCGGGTGGGTGTAAGCGTAGAGGCCGGCGGCAGTAGCTCCACTCAATGCGGCGATGGTGACAAGCTGATCAGTAGTAATGGAACCTTTCTGATTATCGACCTTTTGCATGAGACGATCTTCGACATCTGCCAATTCCTGACGACGAGCATCGATCTCATTTTCGCGGAGCTGTCCAGCTTTGTACTCTTTCCAAGCTTGATCAACCTCCATCTCCTTTGTACGGAAACCGGAGTCGACAAGGGCTTGACGCTCGGCACGAATGCGCTGAGAGAGGGGATTGGAAAGAGTCTCAGCTTTGAACGGTGCAACGTCGATGGAGGGCTGAGGTTCTGGAGTATCGAAAGTGAAGTTGTCCCCCTCAGGAAACTTGCCAAACTCATTTCCGTAGATGACTTCACGTGCGAGGGGGGAGGAGGCAGCGCTAGAAGGTTCTCCGCGAAGTGACTCATAAGGAGTGCCTTCGCGCTTTATCTTACCACTCTTGGTCTTGACACCGGCTTCTGCTGTGGTGAGCTTGCGCTCGAAGTTGATCGGACCTGGTGGTTCTGGCGGGAGTTCTTCTGCAACTGGAGGGGCTTCTCCAGGTTTTCTCCGCATCAGATGGCCAGCAGCGGAGATACTTCCCTGAAATATGGGGTTGATAATTGCACCAGCAGTGGCAGAGGAACCAACCTTCTTCCAATCTACGTCTTCATACTTCAGCTGCAACGCCGCTTCCTGAGCGCCCATACCGACAGCACCCTCGAATGCACTGCCTGCAGCGGCTCCCGCAGCCCTTCCAGCTCTACCAAGCTTGGCCATGTCAGCGAGACGCTTGCCACCACGAGCACCACTTAAAGCACCGAAACCAATGAGTTCCGGGTTGGCTATGAAATCTTTACCCATTTCGATAGCAGCTTCTTTCGGATTGGAGATCATATGACCGAGAGCTGCTTGCACATCTTCAAGGATAGAGGTGTCGGTTGGGGCTTCCTGTTTGGGACGTTGAATATTGGCTACAGCTTCTTTGCCGCCGGGTAGGGCCGAGATGAGTTTCTCCGTCACCCAACCGCCGAGAGAACGAGAGGCACTGCGATTATACCACTCCTCCATAATGTCTGGATTAACGCCTTTGAGATACTTGCGGGTAAAGTCCCCGAGGTCAGACATCTCGAACCCCGGGTCTTTAGGAGCACGCTTAGCTCGCTGCTGAAGCTCCTCAAAAGTGAAACCTTGCTCGAAAGAGTCTTCGTCCGGAACTGGAGCTGCCTGACTTTGCTTAGCCAGAAGTTCTTCGTAGGTAAGACCAGCCATGTTATTTCTCCGGATAATAACGACCGTCAGCTCGACGAGTCCAAGTCACGCCATCTACGACCATAGAGGCAGGTTCTTTAGACGCAGTGCCTTTGGAGCCCGAAGTGTAAGTTGGCTTGTCCCTCCAACCTTCCCCAGGCACGATCTTGGAAAGTACTCTGCGCTGAGCTTCTGCTTTAATCTCAAGCGGATCGACGCCAGGATTATCTCTGGCGAGCTGATCGGCGACAAGGTACATATCTTTTACGGCTGTACGTTTGGTCTCTGGCGGGAGTTTTCCAAACAACCCAGTTTCATCCGCAGCAGCAAGCGACTTTGTTTCTTCGAGTAAGGATAACTCCCCGCGCGGATAGCCCTGGGAGATCGCTTTGGCTGTAACACCAGCTTGTTTCTGTGCGTCCAGGCGCTCATGCCGCATAGCAATTTGACGATCTTTCTCAACCTGCCGTTCTTCGCGAGCCTTGTTGAGTTCAAGCTGTTTGGTGCGAAGGGCAAGACTTGCGGCTTTAGAAGTAGGACCGGCCATGAAAGCTTGACGCTCAAACCAACGTTCTGTGGCGGGATTCCATACGCGGAATTCCTCTGGAATAACATGACCCTGCTGTGCGGCGAGTACAGCGTACTGATCCAAACTATCCTGATCACCAACCATACCGGCTAGGGAGGCAAGACGATCTTGCTTGATCATCTCTACTCTAGCTGCATCATAACGCTGCTGCTGGGTCTGGTTCATCAGGCGATCACCTTCACCGAGAAGCGTCAGGCCGATCTTCGGATCAGTTGCTAGTACAGCCTTACCGGCATTTCGATATTGCTGAGCGGTGGCTTCCTCCTGCCCGAAGCGGTCGAGGATGTTGCTGTTCGTTTGCTGAGTTTGAAATGCCTGGGATAGGATGTTGCGAGTCTGGACATCCGTGTCGAACAGATACTGCTGGCGTTGTTCCTGCATAGCCGCTTGCTGCATGGCTTGATTGCGGGCAGCGATGCGGTTCTGTGCTTCTTCAACTCCAGAGATCTGTGTGAGAGCGTGGAGATAACCTCCAGCGTAACCTGTAATAGCCGGCATGTTAGTCTCCGTAAACAGCTTCGTAACCGTAGTCGTTGCCCCAAGGTTGATAGGACGGAGACTGGTTTCCGAAGGTTGTGGTACGGCCACTGCTGTTGGAGATGTAGCCCGTGCCAGATGGAAGTTGTGAAGCTACGTTATTCTGGGCAGGTCCGTAGTAGCTGCCAGGAGTGCTGTAGCCGTAAGTCGGTGCAGCTGGAGCGACATACTGCGGGGAACTCTGAAGTCCAGACAGCCATTGCTGCAAAGCTTGATTCTCTCCACTAGCCCACTGATCCAGGCGCTGTTCCTCCGCATTGAAACGATTACGCTGCAAAGCCAAAGCCCCGGCTTGTGTGCCGGCTTGATAGCTATTGACATCCTGAGCAAGTCCGCCGAGATTCTGTTGCCCCCAACCTTGCGCAAGCTGCCCCCAACCTTGTGCAGCACGCTCGGCATCAAGACCGAAACCTTGCTGAGCTTGCTGCTGAGTGAGCATGCGTTCAAGTACGCTGTAGGCAGTGGCGTATTGATTGGTGGCGGCGGCAGAGGCCTGCAACAGACGGTTGAACTGAGCGCCGTACTCCTGGCTAGCCATTCCCTGGCCAAAGGAGAGAAGTTCAGCTGCCATGTTTCCGCTACCAAGCATGCCTTTGGCTGCCAATGACCTAGAAAGGTTTTCGGTTCCTTGATTGAGCCTCCATTGGTAGGAAGGATCATCGGGAGTGAATGAACCGAGCATCATCTGTTGAAGGCGTTGATCGTAGAGGCTGCGGCCAGGGCCAGGAGCTGCTTGTGCGTTTGCAAGAGCTGAGTCAGCAGCCGCATTGCGCTGACTAAGAGCCGTTGCTTGCTGCTGAGCGAAGTCGCCTCCTATTGTATTCTGGCGATCAATGGCATATTGCTGCTGTTGTGCGTTAGCCTGACGCATCTGGTTTTGCTGCATCTGAGCCTGAACCTGGGACTGAGACAGTCCGCCAGATATCGTATCAGTGCGCAGATTGCGCGGCATGCTTTCGTAAGTAGCGATTTGAGATGGGGTGAAATACCCACCATCCCGGAAAATGTAGCCAGCTTGCTGAGCCTGTTGAGCAAAGGTTGGGTCGTAGCCCATCTCACTGATTAGTTGCATTTCAGTTATTCCCCACTTCAGTAGTTAGTTCCAATGCTTCAAGGCGAAGCGGTGTATTGTCTGTGTGCCGAAGCTCGTAAGCTCGACGGCGGTCCTGGCCTAGGCGGTGGAGTACAGATCGACGGAGACTGAGATCTGCGGAGCGGTACTTAGTCCAGGTTTGGTAGTCATCTCCAGTGTATCGGACAAACACCAGTGTGTCCTCTCGATCTCCAATTATCTCAAGCTTGCGGAAGAACTTCTTCTGGTTGGTTCCACCATCGACTAGAGGTGTGCGGGCATGCACGTCGATTGGCAAGCCAGCATCTTGATACGTATTCGGATCGAGTGTGTAGAGGTTTCCTGCAGAATCCTGCACAAGCTCGATGTTGCCATAGCCAGCGTAGAAACGACCAATGAAGGCTCCAGAAGTGTAGCCTACGACAGTCTTCGTTCCAGTGGCTGGTGTTACACTAGGAATGCTGAGTGGGGTATAGGTGAAATGCGTACTGTCTACATAGGTGACATTGACAGCACCGTTGTATTCAGTTTGTGTGGCACCGGCGATAACGACTGGATCGCCGTCGGAACGACCGTGAGCGGTTGCGGTTGTGGCGGTGGCTAGTCCGGTGGTGCTGTCGTAGGTAAGGGTACTGATGGAGATGGAGGCGGCTGCCGTCAAGCTGGTCCATTCTTTCCAGTCTCCTGTGGCGATGTCACAAGCCAGAGTAATGTTGCTGTCTGTCAGCGTCAGGACGTAGAAATTGTGCCCGGAGATCTTGACGCAGAAGGAGAATACTCCACTGAGATCATCGTCATTGAGGATTCGTTCGATGGCTGGAGTTGAGATGATCTGCGGTGTGGTGCCAGTCAGCATGTAGATGCTGCGACCACGTTGCTTGGTGACACCGATGAAGAATAGCTGGTTGTTGGTCTGGGCTACAGAACCTGCAGCAGCACAACCGACATTGAGCATGCCGGAGGTATAGGGAGAAAGAGGAGAGCCTGGGGATGGGTTTCCTGCGTCGAAGAAGAACTCCGTGGTGTATGTTCCAAAAGCTACAATGTAGTTGAGAAGCCTAGAAAGGGCTACTGCGCCATCAGGCTCCATCTGAGCTACGATCTTATTGAGGGAGGTCCAGGTTGTCGGACTGTTTATTGGATCGGAACCAAAGATCTGACCATTAGGGTCCATGACGTAGTAAGTGCCGTCGAGATACGCAATACCCCTGACTGTGGTAGCGGGGTACTGCGCGTCGGTGATCTTGGTGACAGTCGTACCGTTGTAGTAGAAGGCATCGGCTGTTGACTTGAACACAAAGCCGACTGTGCCTCCAGCTACATCAGTCTGGATGAAGTCGAATGGGAGACCTGGGACTGTTACAGCCATGTTAGACTCCTAGGTGAGAACGAGAGTAATCGTTAGCTGCATAATAAGCAACGCTTGAATAAGTTTCGTGCGAAGTACTTGGGTACTCATCATAGCCGTTAATCAAAGTATAACCAGCTCCGCCCCAATAATTGGTGTAAGTATTGGTAGTATCTCCATAATTGAAAGGACCAGCAGCATGAGAGACATTCCCGCTGTAAGTGACGTTGTAAGCATTCGCATTGCCGTAGAAGGTCAAAGTTGTATTGACTGTATAAGGATCGTTATATCCAGGATTTGGCGGAATTTGAACAGAAGTTCCGCTGTAATACATTGTTGGATGTGACCCTACAGGCTTATCCTTGTAACGACTCCAATACGGATATGCAGCTGAACTGTGTGCAGGAGTAACTCCAGTTACATTGGATACTACGTACCATATGACATTCTCGCTAGGCACTTGTCCATCAGGCACAATAGTACCGGCAGAATACATGGCACGCTGACCGGCAGTGTAGGAGGTGCTTCCACTGTAAGCTAGAGAACTTCCCGAACCTGCAGTAGCCAAATCCCAAGCAAAATTCAGGCTGTAACTTACTCCAGAATAACTGTATCCATACAACGTATCGTCCCAAAGACTTATAACTTGAGGGTTGCCAGCATTTGGCCAGATGAAGATACCCTGCCCTACAGTACCAGAACCAACCACATCAACAGTGCTGACTAGACCAGGCCGCTTGATCAATCTCAGTGCATCATCCTTCTCCACAAAGCAATTAACCGCCCAGGTGTCCTGTGTGCGGTCGGTGTCTCGGGAATCATTTGGGATTGCAAGTGGGAGTCTCATAGCGCAAAACTGGTGCCTCCTACATAGAGGATATCGTTGCGGATGCTGACCTTGGAGGTGCCGTAGATTAGGAGACCCTGGCCAGGAGATGCTCCAGAAGTGTCGAGGGTCAATCCGAAACGTTTGCGGATACGGCCACTGTCATGAAAGACATTTACTCCCCAAGAACCTTTAGCTCTAGTGCCATCTCGACTGGTGTTGGCAGTAACCAGAGAAAGGCGTAGAGGTTCGTTGGAGGTTTCTCCGGGTATCATCGCATCCCCTGCGAATCAACGGTGAAATAGACGCTGGCTTCTTCGACACTGAAGTTGAAGGCAGCGTCGCAATAGTGCTGCGCCTTACGTTCGATGTAATCGAGCTTGTCCAGAGATACTCCATCTTCAAGCGCCATCTCGGCGGCCAGCCCCCACTTGAGGGGAAGTAGCCACTCTGACGGGAAGTCGAAGTTGTCGGACGCGGAGACTAAATCGAAGAAGTGACGCTGGATCTGGGCGTGGAAGACATATCCGGAATCACTTGGAGAGTTCAACAAATACAAGGTGCCGCTGTAGTAGTCTGGCTGATAGTAGAAATCAACCGGAGTTCCTGCAGTGCTCTTTGGACTGCGCAGGTTGTAATCACTGCGGGAAAGTTGTCGAAGTTGGATGTCGACTCCGTCTGGGTCCCTAACAAAACTGCTGTCAAGAAGTTTGAGTGGCTTGTGGTAAGTCACACCGCGCCGGACGATTGTGAAGGTGGCGCCAGCCCCCGCACCAGAAACCGTTATGGTTGGATCGCTGGTATAGGAGTCACCAGGAACTGTGACAGTCATGCTGTTGATCACACCGCCAGAAACAGTGTAGGTGCCCGACGCATCCGTACCAGTCCCGTTACCGCCGGCTGCTGTCCAAGTTCCCCCAGCAGTGTAACCACTACCGCCAGATGCGGTAACACTGTAAACGTAGCCGGCGGTGGGACTGATGTCGTAGGTATAGACACCGGCTTGAAGCGGGATCTCCAGATCAACCGTGACCCACAAGGCCAGCCCCTTGGTAGCCCAATTCTTGAGCATCATGTTGAGGGCTTGTGACCTGTTTGTCTTGTCTTCGGTGGAGAGGGATTCACCTGCCGCTAGGTAGCCAGTAACACGGGCTGAAGCTTCAAGAACCTGATCGCGGTTCAGATCAAAAACAGTGGTGCCGGTGACAGCCATGTTACACTCCTAGCGGATTTGGAGGCATCGGGAGGGCAGTTGCCTCGGCAGTAAATTGAGGTGATGATTGAGGCCGGTTAATGACAACTGGGGCCTCTGGAGACACATTTCGTACATAGTCCTGTGGGTGGCGCGGTTCCCAATGCTCAGGACAAACATAGAATCCGTCCCAGGTCTTGCGGAGAATACTAGCTTTGTGCTTGCGGCCGCAGGAGTCACAGATTGCATTGTTGTCTCCCTCTGCGTAGTAGTCTGCTTTGCCCATATTGATTCCTTGAACAGGAAACTCCGGGATTCCGCGAACACGAAACCCCGGATGCTACTAGCAGCTTAGGAGTCGGCTGCCGGAAGAACGGTACCTGGAGACTTGTCTGCGGTACGACTGTGCCAGTTTTGGCCGAAACGGAAACTCCGGCCGGCGGTTACTTGAAGTGAGCTGGCGTAAATGGTGTTGGAAAAGCAGAAGTCCTTGTTGCCGTCGAAGTAACCACTTCCGGTTGTGTCGGTAGTGAGCAGATAGGCGGTGGCTGTACCAGCGGCGTTGACCAGGTTAAACACGTTGTTGAGGACAAGGAGGTTGGTGATAGCTTTACCAGTTGCTCCTACGAAGACTGCGCCAGCGTTGGTGGTGAGAGCCGAGTAGTAGTTGTCAGCAATATACACCCGGTCGATCGTGCCACGGAAACTGACCATGTTGGCGACACCAGACGCGTGCTTCAGGAAGAACTTGTTCTGAGTGATACGCAAACCGTCATTGGCGTTGCTGGTCGCTGAAAGCTGGAACACGTTCAGGAAGTTCAGTGTAGCACTGGTATCGCGTACTTCGCAGTTGTTGAAGTTGAAGCCGGTGGCGGTGGTGAGGTCGAAAAGGACAGCGATGTTGAGGAAGTTGGCAACGAAGACGCAGTTGTCAATACTGACGTTGTTTGCGGAAACGACGATCTTGGCAGTGTTGGCTGTGGTAAGTGTAAAGGTCGGGCGGTTTTCACCAACACCAAGGCCGAGAATGTTGATGCCGGCTTTGTTGATGGCGAGTGCAGTGGCGCTGGCGATGCTTTCAGCGTGACCTGGGCAGACGATGATGGTGTCGCCGCGGTTGGCTACGCAGACATCGACAGCTTTCTGCAGGGTCGAGAACGGCTTGTTGAAGGTGCCTTTTCCGCTTGCAGAACCAGCGCTTTGACCTGGGGCTAGGGAGGCCGTGCTGTTGCTCACGAAATAGGTTTCTCCACGAGCTGCAGGGAACACGAGCGGAAGGTTGAGGACAGAAAGCCCAGACGGAAAGCCGCCCGGATAGGCAGAAACACGACCTTGGGAAACGATTGATGGCATGGAAATCTCCTAGCTGTGGACCCCGGAAGGGCCTGTAATAGGACAGGCCACAGTCCGGAGATTTTTGATTAGCACTTGCGTGCCGGAGCGCGAGAGGGCATTGGAGCCTTCTTTGCGGGTTTTTTGCGAGCAGCCATGTTACGGACCTTCGGAACCAAACACTGCCCGCGGATCAACGAACCCACAGCAGTAACGCTCATAGCCCAGGGCCATTGCGTTCTTCGTGTTGAAGTCGTTGTCGCGTTCGAAGCTGACATCTTCGCGTTGCAGGAACAAGGCGCCAGTCCCGGAAGCAACGTTGGTACGGATGAACCACTGCTTCGGAACCGTGAAGTAATGATTGACCTTGACGCCTTTCGGGAAGATGCCGAGGGCGCGGATGGCGTTGATGTCGTTGTTGGCAGTGCCCACTTGCAGCGTAGTATTGAGGATGCGAGTGGCTTCGAACCAGTTGGTCGGCGAAACGTGCAGACTCTGCGGCATCAGGTTTACCAGATTGCCACGATCGTCGGTCGCCCCCATGATCTGAATGACCAGATCTTCGATTGAGGCTTCACTCAGATCAGCAGCAACGGCGAGTTTGTTGCTGAAAGTGCCGCCTGCAATGTTCGGGTGATCCGTAGCCAGCAGAGTCTTGCCGTCCGCCAGGGTGTAGCTGGCATTGGTAGCCCGGTTGTACGGGGCTGCAGCAACACGTTCCTTGGTTTGACGAAAGGCGATGGCCAGACTGCGAGTGCGGTTGGAACCAACCTCCATGTACAGATTGTCTTTGAGTTCCTCGTGCGTTACTACGAAGCCGAGAGCGTAGGCAACGTGCACAAAGCGGGAAACCGTACCCTGCGTTTCGGAGTCAAAGACTGCTGGAGCGCCTTGCGACTTGACGGGGACGAGACCAAAGCCGTTGACCTGCACGAATTCCTCGTAGGCTTTTTCGCTGCCTTGGATCTCGTACAGATCCGTGTACTCTGGACTGTGTTCGTTGTAGACCTGACCCCAGATGCCCTTGAGTCCGGGCCAGAGGAGTTTTGGGTGATTCGAGGTGGTGATGACACCGGCCATTGTGATTCTCCTTGATGTTGGTTAAGGGTTAGACGCCGGCCGTCGGGCTGGTCAGATCATGGGTGTTCAACATGACCCAGATGTAGGCATTGGTACCTGGCGAAGTGAGATCGTTGTCGATACGCTCCGGGGCTCCCATGATCTTGATCGGGAGAGTTGAGGTAGTGGTGGCACTAGCTCCATCGACAATCGTCTTGCAGTTCGGAGACGTTGCCGTGGGAGCTGCGCCGACTGCGAGCCCTGTGTTCTTGTTGAATGCAGTGGATGCGATCGTGTTGGTCTGGGCCTCGTAGATCATGCTGGGATCGTCGCAAACATAGACGTAGTAGTCTTTCGTCTTGGTGGCCGGGATGATCATGAGGCTCGGAGCGTCAGGATCGCCGCCAACGATTGCGGTACTTCCACCGACGTTACCGGCGGCAGTGGCGAAACCAACAATTACCCCACGAGTGTTGCCGGAAGTGGAGGTGCTACTCCGAGTGCCGTAGATGGCAACATCAGAAACGCCGGTTTTGACATCACCACCAGCTGCATCAGTGACAACATCACCGACAGAGTAGGCAACCGAGTCAGTGCTGGGAATGCGGTACATACGGGCCTGCCCGTTATAGGCAGCTCCCGTGACAGTGTGCGAAGGCCGAAGCCCGAAAGGGGCGGCAGCATTAGCCATAGTGAAACTCCTTAAGTTCGGTTAGTGCGGAATTGGATGCCGCCATCGTAGCGAGCATCACCGGGTTGTTCAGACAGCTTGCCGCGACGAATCGCGCGCTCAAACTGGTCGTCGATTTCTGCCAGTTGTGCCTTGTCTTCCTCATGCCACTCCTGTTTGATTTTCAGCAAGTAAGCGTAGAGGGGCGAACCGTCTTTCTTTGTTCCGACTAGCCGCCTAACCTGGGAGTCCTCACGGACTTCGCCTATTTCCTTGGGTGTTACGAATTCGTAGCCGCCAGCTTGGGCTTCCGCTATCTGGTTCTCGGTGTCGTTGCACCAATAAAGGTGGTATCCAGGGATGCTGAGATTGACACCGAGTTTAGTCTTTGGGACTCCGAAGGGAATACGCCGAGGACGCTGCGGGCGATCGTGTTCAGCACGAACTTGCGAGGTTATGATCGGTGCGCTCATGCTGCTTCATCTCCAAAATAGTCTCTAACATAGGATTCGCGAGTAACGAATCCCTTTTTCACGAACTGGTCGCAAGCGATACGGGCCTCCACAGGCAAGTCGGCGTAAGTCCGTTTGCGACTTGGGCGTGGGTCGCTCTCAGCGGAACCAGTACCAACTGCGGCGGGACGAGTCCTTGCGGGATTCTGGAAAAACTCCGGGTGGGCAGCTTGCACGCGATTCTTCACTTGATCGAGAAATTCAACGCCGACAAGCTGAGGATTGGTCTGCTTTAACTCCTCGGCATAGTCGTGCGTGAGTGCCCGAAGGACACGATTCTCAGTGTACCAGGGGTTGTCATCTACCCACTTCTTGAAAACAGGATCTGGTCCGGTTGGTTTTGGAGTAACCACTGGAGGGGCTACTCGCATCTGGGCCGCGGCCTCGTCCAAACTTTCAAGACGCTCCTCGATTTCGACAACACGCTCACCGTCTTGAGCTCGGAGAGCTTCTTTACGAGCGGCGTTCAACTCTTTGCGAGCACGTTCGAGTGCCCGGGCCTCTGTCTCTTTGTGGTACTCGGCGAACTGCGTGATGCTGCGTTGCAGATCGGCTATCTGGGCGTCGCGAGCATGGAGTTCCTGACGGAGTTTATCGAAGTCTCTGCGGAGAAACCCGTTGATCTGACGCCCCTTTTCAAGAAAGGCATCGGCGTCCCTCCAACGAGCTGGGTCTCCATGAAATTCGTCAAGAGGTTTCCAGCCAAAGAGGCGGGCCTCGGCTTCTGCAGGACTTGGCGTGGCAACTTGTTCTTCAAGATTGGCTTCAGACATCACTGGTCTCCAAAATGGCTTTTACGTCGAGATCGTTGATCAGACGATAGGTGCGTCCGTCACGACCCTTACTTACAGTACCGGCGTACTTGGCAAAGATGACACGATCACCAACTTCACACCAGGGAGAAGCTTGATCCTGGTAAGCAGTGTTGCCGAGTTCGATTACAATAGCTTCAGTCTGCGCCATTTCTTCGCGCTGGTGCTGGCCGGGAGTGGCAAGCACGATTCCCGACGCGGTGGTGGTTTCCACTTCATCGGGAAGGACCAGCAAAATGTGGCCTGTTGGCCTGATTCCTGAGATATTCACTCTGTTTCCTCTACTAAGGTTTCAAATGTAAGGTCCAGGAGATCCTGGGCCATCTGGGCTTTGCCGATATTTACGGCGTTGAGTTGAGCAGTTTCATCGGATGTGGCTGCGGTAAAGTTACCCGAGGCCCATTGCTGCTTCAGGCTGTCCAGGAACGTCTCCAGTCGCCTGTTGAAGCAAATTGTCACTGGATTCATTTTCCAGTCCGCCCATTCCTGCTCCGTTACTTGAGGTTGATTCCCCACTGTCTTTTTCCTTTGCCTGGATGCTGCGTTGAAGAATGGCTGCGGCCTTGAGGAGAGTGTCCTGCTTGGCTTTTGCAGCCCCGATTTGAGCGTTGATGATAGAGATCTGTTGCTGTGTCTGGGCACCGCGGGTTTGTTGCATGATTGCGAATACCTCTGCCTGCAACTTGGCGATCTTGGCTTGGTTGAGATCGGCTTCCCCGAGGAGTTTCAGGGCTTCGAGCTGGATGTTGTTGCGCTGTTCCAATTGGCGACCTTCGATACGCATTTGCTCGATCTGGATGCGGTAGTGCGGCTGGGCAGGGACTTTCTCTGGACCAGGGAAGACGGTGGAAATGTCTGAGACCCGGATTGCTTCGAGGAATCGACGTTCGACTGCGGCCAGATCGTAGCCGTGTGTAGTGGCTGCGGATTGCTTGAGGAGTTGAACTTGCTGGAGACGTTGTGCGTCAGTGAGCATATTGGGATCAGCGGCGGGGCAGATCAATTTCTCACTTGGGGCGTAGTCAAGTGCAAGAACTTTGCGGGCTTCACCGGAGATTGCGCTGTTGTAATTGACCTCTGCGTCGAGGAAGTGACGATTCAGGAGATACCGTTTGCGGAATTCCCGCTTCATGGAGCGGTACAAGCGCTTGAGAATTCCGAGAAAGACCTTCTGACCCTCTGCCACCACGGTTCGAGTGGTCTCTGCGGGCGTGTTTTGACCGGGAGTGATGCCTACCTGGGCGTCTGTTACCCCTGCTACACGCTCACCGTAGTTGATGAGGAGCTGGAGAAGGCTGTACAGCACTGCAGAGGGGTCGCGGAAGGTGGCGGGTACGATGCTCTTGCGCAGATCGTCGCCAGTTGCATCGACTCTGACCCATTCGAATGGTTTCAGAGCAATATTACCGGACCGCAAGCGAGCCCCACGTCCGAGGAAACCTCCACCAGTTGTGGCCAGAGTACCGGCGTCGATAAGCTGATTGATGGCAGTGTTGATAGATTCGTTGAGGGGACCAAGCAAGCAACCCCAGCCGAGATCGTAGATACCACCATCAGGGGCGGGGATGAAGCCGTACTTCTCATAGTAGTGCGTTGGATCTATGCGAACGATCTCTCCCTTGGAATTCTTCTGAATTGCAGTACGAGTGAAGCGGGCTACGATGCGGCAGAGGCACTGAGTGTCCTTCCGAATCGTGATGACGTAGGGTTCTTTGTACCCATCTCCATCCAGGTCGAGCCAGCCGTGCTGTTCCAACGTCTCATACGGTCGGTCGTGGTCGTCCGCAGCTTCCCTAACCCCTTGTACAGTGTCTTGGACTTGGCGAAGTGTGCTGAAGGTGCCGGAGAATGTGGGGGTGTTATCGAGCGCTTCCTCGAGAAAGAGACCGCTCCGTACCTTCGACACCATGTCATTGGGAGCAACCTCTACATACTCTGTGATTCGCGTTGCAGATTCGAGACTGCTGGCAAAGTAGGGGATGTAGAGGTTGCGGACGGAGACAAAAGAACTGACGTTGTGACCGAGACGTGGCTCGAAGAACACCTTCTTGAATGCGCAGCCGACGATCGGGACCGTTATGAGGATGCGGTCGTGAACCTCTTCCCAGGCTTCATCCTCTTCCATCACCTGATAGCTCATGTGCTCGGAGACTCGCAGGGCACGTGCAGCTTCAATTCCCTCAGGATCACTGCCGTAGACACGACACTTGACTACATCAGGCCCGGGAAGGAGAGCTGAGTAAGCCCGGGCATGGAACTGCAATGCAGCAATGGTGATCAAGGGGAACTTGACATTGGAGCAGTTTGGCCAAGGGAAGGTCTTAGCCTCCGCTACCTGTGTTGCCAGCTTGAGGGCATCCGACATGGACTGTTCCCACTCACTGCGGGACTGCTGATCCAACTCCCAAGCAGCATAGACCTGCTGTGCGATTGCTTTGCGGTCTTCAGGGGAGAGGGACTCGGCCACATTGTCGTCTTGGACGATGTCGAGAAGCTTGAGTTTGGTTTCCAGGTTTAGCATGAGACTAGCACCTTCACTGTGTTGGTGTAGCGACTGTCAAGATTGTTGCGAGTCTCTTCAAGTTCTGCAGTGATCTTGCGGAGTTCCTCAAGACATGCGTCAAATCTGCGAGCAAGTTCCAGTTCGACATCGGTTGAATCTGGTTTGCTTTGTACCACCCTGGTGAGTTCTGCATTGGTGTAAGTACGCAGAATAGCAACACTCAACACGTCAGTATCCAGTCACAGTAGAACGCCCAAGTTGCTTCTGCGGGCCGCCGTAGATGAGATCGAGTTCATCTTCATCCATGAAATATTCGTCTTGGAGTTCGGAAAGAGACTCAAATCCACGCACGAGGATGGAGGTGGAATCGAATCGGTCATCTTCCAGAGCATCCCCGGTACCTGTGAAGCGGAGCAACTCAGCCTCATAGACATCATACCAGGCAGCTTCAGTGTCAAACCGCATACTGCGAGCACGATGGCGCTTTTGCAGGGGACGACCACGAACAGCTTTGTCCCTGGTGGAGGAGAGGGGGACCAGGTTCATCCACGCTGCCCGGGCCGTCATTTCACGATAGATGGTTCCCTGCACAGATTTCCAGATAACACCATCTTCGACGAAGAAAGCCTCCGGGTCGTACTGACTTTGCAGACGGAACATCTCATCAATCCACTCCACTGGGTCCCAGCGATCTGCACGCTGGTCTATGATGTGGAGGCGATTCTTAGCATCCTGCCCACCGACGGTGAAACTGGTGCGGTTGGCACTAGAGTTGCGGGAAACAGCAAAGTCCACGCCGATACATATGCGCTTCTGGACTTTGCGATCTTCCTCTGTCATCGGGATGAAATCTTCCTTGCGCAGATACACATCGTCCTGAGCGAAGGGATCGTTGAGGACTTCTTGGGCGTAGCCTGGGGCGTCACCCTGCCCAATGTACTTTTGGCGGAGGGCGCGGAGTCGAGCTTCACTCCACATCTCGGGCCAGAGGATGTCGCGGAAGTCATCGAATGCGCGATGTGCCCGGTAGAGGGCACTCTTGCAAGTCGGGTCATTCATAAGGCGCTGAAGCATGGAGTCTTCGTGCAAGATGGTGCCATGCCAACGGATTTTACCTTCTCGTCTCCCAAGCGGGAGAAGTGCCCGCATTACCCAGCGACGGAACTTTCTCCTACGATCGAAATTCTCGACCTGCTCATCTTCCTCCATGTCGTCACAGATAATGAGACCTGGACGCCTGCCCATCCACTTCAGGCCGCGGAGTTTCTGTCCTGCACCACGAGCCAGGATGCGGAAGGTATAACCAATCGGGTACTCTTTGTCCGGGTGGCACCGAACGATGATCTCAGACTTCGAATCTACGATGAACTTGCTGATGTTGAACGAGCGGCGAAGCTCGTCATTGTCCCGCAACTCATTCGCGATGTCGCCGAGGTGAGCCATTGCCAGCTCTTCTGTCGCACTCACGATCAGGATGTGTGGCTCGACGCGGAAGCAGGCGCTTGCCAGGGCAAAGTCATGCGTCAATGCGGTTGACTTTGCGTGTCCCCTCGGGGCGGCCAGAGCTACAAATAACTCCTTACTGCAGTACAGATTCCACCACTCACGGTGACACTGAGGAGTTGGCTGCGGATCATCGTACATCGGGGACAGGAATGTCCCGGCAAATGCTTCGATGAGTTCTGCAGTGAGTTGAACGGCCATTAGACTGCGCTGCCTTCGATTACTTCAGCTGTCCGCAGGGTGGTTCCCCGCATCCCCTGCTGTAGTGCGATCAGCCTATCGGCCAATTTGTCGATAGAACTCTCCGGGGCCTGCTGAACTGGCGGGGCCGCCTTGAACATCTGGGCACCGAGTGCCGCTGCCCGCAGCGCTAGATCGTCCGAGATCACCTGCACAGGTGCCGACAGCTTCTCCATCAGCACGTGACAGCTCCTAGCCGCTAACGCCTTGTAATGATCCTCAATCGAGGCCCGCAGAATCGGATCGACCAGATCGCCTTTCCTCCGTTGCATGACTACCCGGAAAGCATCACTATTCATCACGATGCTGATCCAGGTCTCCGTGTACCCGAACAGCTTGCTCAGTTCCTTCCCACTAATCCTCGGATTCAGAATCAGCGTATCCGCCAGTTGCTCGTAGCTGAAACTAGACTTCCCGTCTCCGTCGTGGGTGCGATCTACTTGGTTGGATGGGGCGGCCATGAGCGATGGACTCCTATCTGATGTGTGATGCGGGTATGCGGGTGACAATACCATGACTCTGCGGTGAAGTATAGACCTGCAATGCTGTTCACCTATTGTCTGGGTTTTGTGTTCACATTTACCAAATTTTCCCAAATTTTGTGAGAGTTCAGTATATAAAGAAACTGGATTCGCGATTTGCCCCCCACCTACCCACTGCGCCCGTGTGCGTGCCTGCGCGTGTGCGCGAGCGTGTGCGCGTGCGAGCGTGCGTCCATAGGAAGGGCTGGCCGATGGGTGATATGGCGTGCGGATGCAGTGGATAAATAGAATTGATTGGACAACTGGATTGGACATCGATAGCATGTGAATCGTCATGCAGGTGCGGACACCGATTAGGCAAGGGCCAGCGGCCATGAACATCGACATGATGCGGTAACAAAGGGCTTGACAACGTAGCAAAACGGTGTATGATGTGAATCATGGTCGCAACGCAACACGGCGACCGAGATGGGTAGTAGATGGAATCATCGCCCATCACGCTCTTTAACAATGTGGATTCAATCCTCCTCCAGTCCCGACGTGACGCGTCGGCTGATGATGGACACAGATATGTCCGAAACTGGAGGAATTGAAATGAAAGAAAGAACAGCATCGTTTTGCGTTGTTTGCACCGACGGTGTGGATGTGTATTTTCAAGCACATTGGGAAAAAACGCATAGCGAGCGCATTGGACATATTGCGACTACCGTAGCGGCAGCTGCCGAGCGGTTTGGACATAGCGCGTTCAACGTCGTCATCACCGAGATCAGTGACTAGCATCTAGCGCGTAGCACGTTGGTAACAGCGTGCTATACGCTACATGTTGTAGCGATAACTGGAGGATTGGAAAATGGCGACCGTAATTAGACTACGTCCGCTCCCGAACGATGTCTGGAATCTAGAAGAAGAAGCAGTTTGGCGTGAGAATGAGGCTCAGCTGCACGCTTACCTGCGTGCGGCTGAGCTGGGCTGGGTTTCCTATCCGAATGGAAACAAAGGATGGGAAGCCTTCGGACCCCGGAGTGTCCGGGAGGTCGTGGCAGAGTATGCCATTTGGCACGGTTATGTGTTAGATTGGCGGCCCGGCAATCCGCATGTATGCTCGGTGGCAACACTGACAAAAGCTAGCATCTAGCGACATAGCGCATTGGCGACAGTGCGCTATACGCTGCATGTTGCGGCAAACAAAACTGGAGGATTGAAAATGGAAACGAAAGAGAAAACGACGGGCTGGACGAAATCGGACACGGTCTACACCTTTCTGGTGAAGGATCACGGGAATGTGACGTTCAACCGCAGCAAGGCCAGCGCCGAGTTGCTCGACTTCTTCCTCGATTATGGAATTGGGCGGATCTTCCCCGATCGGACGAGCCAGCTCAAGGGCTTGGACAAGCTCGAAGGGATGCGGAAGTTGATCGCACTGGCCGAAAGTGGATCGAAGACGCTGTCGATCAGGGAGACTGCCGAGGAAAGGCAGGCTCGGGAACAAACCGAGCGGTACAATGATCTGATCGAAGCGTTTCGGCGTTTCGATGGTCGGGACGCTGTGGCGACCGACAAGGCCATTGCAACGATCTGCGAACGCCAGAAATGGGGCATCGAGGACAACGGTGTCATTGCCTTGCTCGGCACCCAGCAGCTCAAGGGGATTTACCAGAACATCCTTCTCGAGCGCAAGTTCGAAAAGGCGAAGCCATCCGACATCGACACCTCGGACATCTTCGG